CAGTGTAAACGGCAACCATAGACTGTTGGTCACGAGCAGAAATGTACAAGTAGGTGTTCGAGTTGGCATTAACAGTAATGTTACCATCTACTTCTGTGCCACCAGCTACATAACCGCGATAGACACGAAGATATGATTTAGTGGTCGTGGCAGAACCCGTAGCACCAAGAGTGACATATTCATACTGAACTTTGTAATCAGCATCCAAGCCTTCGACGTAAACCAAAATGCCTTCATCGGTATCATCGGTATTTGAACTAGCCACAGTCAGCGTCGTAGCAGTCGTCAGATATGTGTACTGACCACCCAGATCACAGATGGTTTCATCGGAAGTACCAACAGCTGGGTTGTAGCCAAATTTGTAAAAGCGAGTGTGGCCCGGGACCATCCCACGGGACACTTGGAGGTTGAAGTCCTCAGTGGTTCCAAGCTCAGATACTGAGCGATACGGTACAATTGCCATTTTAATCTCCTAAAGTGCCGTGCACGTGGCCCATTTTAACCTCTTTTTACGCAAAAAGAAAGGGCGGGATAAACCCGCCCCTTCCCCAGGTAAAGTCTTCAGGTAGCTTATGCAGCACCCGGAGAACCGAACACGCAACGCGGATCGGAGAAGCCGAAGCTATAACGCTCACGGGCTTTGTAACGCATGTTACCGGTATCGAAATCCGGTTCCATTTGCGTCGTCAGAGCCAGACGCTCGAAGTGCTTGAAGCCATTCGGAGCATCAGTCTTGATGAAGAAGGCATCCGAGTCAGTCAGGTAGTCGTTGACTACATAACCTTCAGGAAGCAGACCCATCTGACGGATGGCGTTGATGTCGTTGTTGGCAGTCGCAACGCGAAGTTCCGATTCCAGCAAACGAGTAGCAACGAACTGAAGCTGACGCGGGATGATCAGCTTCGTACCACGCAGGGCAATGATCAGACCACGCTCGTCGGTGTAACCGGCGATTTTGATCAGAGCATCTTCCAAAGAGGTTTCGTTCAAGTCAGCAGCCGTAGCAGGCTCATTCGAGAACGTACCGCCATTGGTGAGCGGGTGGTCAGTGGCGCAAAGTTCTTTGCCGTCGCCGCCTTTAACAGTGCTATCGAAAGCATTGTTCAAGACAGAAGCAGCTTTAACTTGCTTGGTGTGTGCCATCGAACGGGCCAACGCACGAGTGTAACGAGCAGCCAGACGATCGTACAGATTGTCTTCTACAGCTTCCTCAGTGATTGAGAAAGCAGCTGCTACGGTCTCGTGGTTGTAACGCGAGGTGTAAGCCTCTTGTGCGTCATCATACGATACGCTGCCACCTTCCGACTTAGTCGGAGCGGCACCGAAACCCGACAACATCACTTCTTCTTCGAAAGCACGGTCAGAAGACTCGGTGTCGAAGATTTCAGCGTGTTGGTTTTCGTAGCGGTTATATTCCATGCCGAACAGGGCGTTGAGACCCGGCTCGAGTTCTTTTGCGAGTTGTGCGCGAGAAATAGCCATTATTCTAGTCTCCTATTACGCTACCGTTGCTTCGGCAGAGCCGTCAAGCAGGGCATGGTTGTTGAAGATCACAATGACCGGCAGACCAGCAGCTGTGTAGTCTTGGTTCTCAACATCGTCTTGGATACCAACGATTTTCAGCGGGAACGAAGCGTCAGCAGCTGAAGGTGTCGTTGTGTCCAGTTGAGCGTTAGACAAGCCAGTTGTGGTGTTACCAGCATTGGCAGTGATCATAGCGGCACTTTCAAAGATAGCTGCACGAGCAGTAGCTTTGTCAGTGAAGGTTGCATCTGTGCAGATAACAAAACGTTGGAACGGATTGTCATACACGAAACCGACGATATCGTAGTCCGTATCTGCTGAACCTGAACCAGGCCAGTAGTTTGAGAACTTCTTCTCGCCAGAAGTTGCATCTACGTATTCGCAGCCAGCAAAAACGCCGATATGTTTGTAGGTGTCACCAGTAGCAGAACCAGTGATGGCAATAGTACCATCGTTAGTAGCAATGACCGGTGAACCCTGATACATAGCAGACGCGTCTGACTTAATGAAATACGGAGTTGCGCCCGTAGTACCGGCTACGCCGCCTACTACGCCGATCGGCTTAAGGCCGAACTTGACATTAGCATTTGCCATTTGTCATTCTCCTTTTCGTTGGTGGCTTAATCTTTATCGCCACCAAAAGTTACACGACTTTGCCTATCGCTAGTGATAGGCATCGAGGGATGTGATTCCCTCATCAGGTTTTCATCGACGGCTTTCATTTGATTGCGGGTCTGGTCCCGGAAATACTCAGTTCGTTCATCTACCGTCTCTTGCGGAATGCGACAGAGCATAAGTCCGCCACTTCCAATAACCCCAGCATGTTTTCCGTCTTGAAGAACCGGATACTCTGCATCCGGATATTCTTCCGCTCGTACCGGTTCCCAACCTTCTCTCATACGAGAGTAAACGTTGTTCTGGTCGTCATCGCCACGGATCGCAGTGCGAACCCAACGATGGACATAACCGTGTGGTGCAGGCGGTGCATCCAACGTGCTCGGGGGAGCCCAAGGCTTCCTACGCGCAGTTTTTTCACGTGTCTGCGTTGCACGGGGTGTACGTTTTGAATCAGCCATTATCTTACTCCTTCACAAACTTTGCGTATTCTTCGAGCGGAACACCAAGTTTTTTAGCGATAGCCACTTGTGACTTTGAAAGCTTGACTGTTCTGCGCCCCTTATTTGATGAACGTGAGGCCGTGGACTCAGCAGAGGCGACTCTGGGTTTAGCGGCTTTCTTCGGCTCTTCCTGCGTCTGTTGAACAGGCTGTTCAAACTTCTGCGGGAAATCACCTCGGATACGTTTATCGAGCTCAGTATAATACTCATCCGAAGTTGGGTCAAACCCTTCTTCCTCTACCAAACGGCGATGAATACCAAATGCAGCATAGGTCATAGTGTCGTCATTGCCGAACCATTCGTTACGATCTGCCCAGGCTTGCGCCTTCGGATCAGGGGTAGGTGCCTGCTGCTGCACCTGTTGTTGCGGCATTTCCGGTGCTTGATACTGCTCCGGCTCCCGCTCCACACGCAGCTTTGCGTCTGCATGTTTATCTTGTTCGATAGTGATACGGCTCACCATCTGCTGTGCTTCGAAGATACCGTCAGCATCATCTGCTTCAATAGCAGCCTTCAACTTGGTCTTCGCAGCATCCAGTTCACGATCAAGGCGACCACCGAGCTCGTCGACGTAAGATGCCTCACGATTACGCAGCTGGTTTTGCAAATCTTCGTTTTGCTTTTTGACGGCCTCTGCATATTGCAATGCAGCTTCACGTTGACGCTCTTCCTCACGGAACTTAGCAGTCAACTTCTTGATACGGCGTTGGACGCTTTCTGAATACTCAGCAAGCTCCTCTTCCTTCTTGGCCGGGTCGTCCTCGGCCGGGGCAGAAGCTTCTTGCTCAACCGGGGCTGGCTCTTCAGCCTTGGCTGGAGCTTCGTCCTGCTCTTCTACTACATCAAGCTCCTCAGACGCGTTCTCGTCCTCTAGCTCAATGACGTGCTCTTCCTGCTCTTCTTGCATGTCGGTCTCCTATAAAACCACGTCTTCAGGGTTCATGATTGTGGCGATCACTTCGTCATCATTAATGATGCGAACCTCCCCGCCGTCCAGTTTGAAGCGCGAACCAGCATATCGGCCGATACAAATCCAGTCGCCTTCCTTACACCATGGCTCACAGTTCTCACCGAACTTGTCGGGATCCTGGTATGCCAGTGGTCCAAGCTTTACAACGTAGGCAACAACAGTCGCCAACGCTTCACGGTCTTTCGTCTCATCGGGAATATAAATACCCCCGTGAGTTTTCTCACGGCCCTTGTAAGGCATGACGAGCAAACGCCAACCTGTAGGCTGTGGGACACGATCCATCGCATCCTGCTCCGCAGCACGTTGTGCCGCTTCCTCTTGTACCTTGACGTAGTCAGGTAGAATCAATCCGCTACTCATCATCGTCCTCTTCGTAGTGTTTCAGCAGAGCCTTGATCTCTTCGACGGCAAACGATAGGCCCTGGATTTCGCCCACCATCGATCGGTACTGCTCCATGTCAGCAATGGAGCCGCTAGTAATCGCCACCGAGATGTCCTCGATGCGCGTTTCTAAACTTCGTTTATATTTGGATAAAAATTCTAGTAGTCTCAAAGAACGTCCCCACGAGTGTCAAGCTTCTCGTCCGTAATAGGACCGCCTTCAACCCATGAGTCACACGTCTTCTTTGAAGAACACATAAAGCGATGTGATTCGCAGTAGCCCAGATCATCGTCTGTTACTACTTCGGAGATGCAGTCGAGTATGCGACTGGTCATATTGAAGGCAGCGCAGTTGCCACAAACGACATCTGCATCTGTAGGTGGACCGTAGTTAAACTCCTCGGTCGCTCGGAGCTTGTTCTCCATGTTCATATCGGTGTTACCGATTTCAACAGGACAACCGTTCTCACCCATCTCTTGGACAGGGGTCCCCGTTTGTAGGGCCTCTTGAGATATGGTGATTTTAATTTCCATGATTACTTCTTGGCGTTACCAATGTTCAAAGCAAGAGCTTCGATGAATTTGTAAACTTTGGCAAGAGCTTCGTCATCTTTAGGAGTAGGCGTAATTGCACAAATAGCACTCGCTACTGAGATGATGCCAGTAATCCAATAAACTGCATTTTCCATTATCGTGTTCCTGTAAACTTTGCGCCGCCCATAGCTATGCCAGTTCCGCGAACCTTGCCGCGATGCGGACACTTCTTACCTTTAACAGCCATGCCGCCGTCTGCATAGCCTTTGACGTAACCACCATCACGCATCTTCATCGGCTTCACGCCGCGAGTGCGATCACTCTCCATCATGTCGA